CGTGTACCAGCTGGTGCAAACCACTGATATGCCAAGTTGTCGTTACGGATGTAAGTACGCAGAGCCATGTGACTTGGTGGAACCATAATGGGGTTACCCTGTGCGTCGTTACTCAAACCACTGGGGTAATATACTGCTAGGTATGGATCAGCAGTAGTCAAACCACCTTCTGTTACACCATTGCTCCAGTTTGTTAGTCCAACAACGTTGGTGCTCAGGGTCATTGGTGTGTCACCAATAACAAATGCTGTGTTAGCACGGTCATTGTTCAATGCAACCATATTGCTGATAGCTTCTGGATAACCAGGAGCAGCAATCAGGTTGTATTCAAACTGATCTTCACGGATCTGTGTGTTGCTGTCAACTGCGCTCTTGATCGCTTCCACAATCATTGCACGTTGTGCCTGATGACCAGCATACATGCTGCCATCACTCTTGTTGCCACTAGCACTGACCCAAGCACCAGCTTCTAAAATATCCCAGTATGCACTGCCAGCAGATGGAGTGTTACCAACGTTTGACCCAGCTGACGAGACAAAAATATCTGTGCCATATATTACTCTGGCACCAGAAGCGTAAGTAGTTCCTGCTGCATAAGCACTGACATCACCATTGTAACTTGCATAAGTGAAGTAATCACTAACAAAACGCTTGACGTTATAGCCACTGCGACGTGTGTTAAACAATAGGATACCACGTGGGTATAGTTGTGGATCTGGACAATCTAGATCAACATAGTTTCTGGTGTCGTCAATTAAATCAGTGATGGTTGGCAAGGAGCCGGATATTGGATCAGTAGTTCCAGTAACGTCCCAACGAGCGTCAGCAAATATGATACCATTCTGACTGATCTGGTCGGTGGTGTCAATAGCAACCCAACTTGTACCATTGTAACGGTATAAGTTAGGATAGTTTTCTAGATCACTGGTATCTAACCACAAGTCACCAGCTACCAATGCTGAATTATCAGATTGTGCTGTAGGTTCAGTGGCTGTTACAATAACACCAGCTGGACTGGAGTTTTGTAGGTTATAACCACGGGCATCAGCAGCTAAACTGCGATAGCTCTTCCAGGCCTGACCGTCGTTTACTAAAATATCTACAGAAGTAGCATCGTTATAATACCACAATGTACCATCAGATGGATTAGCTGTTGGCTGTGTAATACTGTATGTATATTCTAACGAATCCCATCCGCTGATAAACACAGTGTCGTCAGCTAAAACTTCAACATTATCAAGATTTGCAGCAGAGGTAAATCCAGCTGAGTTCAGATAGTTGGTTCCACCTACTGGCTCCATGATAATGTTGCCACCGGCAGTGTGTGTAATACTGATAGTACCGTCGCTCTCCACTGCGGCCGTAACGTAAGGTACGTTAGCTGCTAAGATGGCAGCAACAAATACCGAAGCACCACCAGTAGAACCAAATGTAATTGTATAATTACTGCTGTAGACCGAACTGTTAATTGTTGATGCTCTTAGTAGGATAGTGTCGCCCGATACAAACGCACTTGATGCTGGCACTGTACTGGCTTTTGCCGTTACTGCACCTGATACAGTTCTAACACGTGGGCGATAGCTGCCCATGTGCAGAGTGGCGGTTCCGGCGAGGTTTGTGTCCTGGATCATAAAGATGGTACCTACACCCACATTGGCACCACCACCAGCTGGATCCAAATTATAGTTTGCTATAGTAGAGTTGCGGTATGACGACACTGCTTGTGCAGTCCAGGTTTGTGTTAGTGAATTATATTTTTTAAACGAAAAGTTGGAGCCGCTACCTAATGAACCAGTTTTCAACCACAATGCGCCACTGGGTGCTGGGTATGTACCATTGGTATCCCACTGAGGTGCGCTGGCATACGATCCGTAGTATACACCGACTGGTCTTGATCCAGCAGTTGGGCTAGAACCCAGTGTATTATATGTACCAGCAGTTAATCCCAATTGTGTTAACACTGTACCAGAAATAGTAATCCGTCCATTGGTTGTTGAACCATCGCTTTCACTGTTCTGCGTACCGTAAATTGCAAGTTTGCCATTCAGGATTGTTACAGTTACACCAACCACACTGGCTGCTGTAAGTTCAGCCTGGATTTCAGTTGCTGCTGTGGCTATTGTTGTTCCATTCGATATGGTTACTGATTCACCGTTAATAACGATTGTACCAGTAGACGTTGTGGCTGCCGTAGCAGTACCAACCAATGTAGGCCAAGAATTTTCCCAAGCAGTTGATCCCACAGGAACCCACTTGTTATAGTAAGCAAAACTGGTTGTTGTGTTTGCGCCGGCTTTGTAGAATATGCGGTTAGCGGAGGTTGTAGCAACAACAGCATAGCTACCAATCTGTCCAATACTGCTCAGCGGAGTTGGCTCATCAGTTAATGAATCAAAAGTTACATCTGATGTGTCGGATTCGCTGGTAATAATTATAGGTGACTTGTTGGTAAAGGCCTGAGTTGTTTTGTCCCACTCATAGATACCCCAAGTAGTGGTGGCTAGATCAAACCAATAAGTGTTATTAGGTACGTCACCACTGGGGCGAACTGATGTACCAGCCAATTGATCTAAGTCAATGTCAGCACGGATAGCATAAACACGATTGCCCAGGCCCAAAGCACTGTAAGCGGCCATTAGACCATATTCGTTACGCTCATCACCGTGGATTGGTGTACCAGCGGCTGTCTGCTTGAAGCTTGGGTATCCTAAAGCAGTTACCAACTCACGCTGACTACCAAATATTTGTAATTGTCCAGCGTTAGCTGCGCTTGTTCCAGACGCCACTGAGCCATTGATTGTTTTGTCTTGTCCAGTTGCTAGAAAGAGTAAAGGTACAGTACCAACTGCTGCTGATACGTACTGGCTTTCGTCAGTAACTGTGATTTGTAAACCTGGGGATACTAGTGCCATAGCATTATTCCTTTATTAATACGCTTGTAGATATTTATTAATATACTCATTTTTCTAGTGTTTATCGTGCCCATAATTATGGTTTATAGGTAAATACTGGTATGAAACCCAGAGCAATTTGTCCCAAATGTAACCAGAGACCTGTGGCTATTAACAGTCATAAGAAAGGTGTCACATATTATAGAAAAATGTGTGACATGTGTATACGCAGTGGTAAAAAGTTGACAGCAAAACCCCCGGCCTGGCACCTGACTGGATATAGAAAAAAGCCACAGTGCGAACGCTGTGGCTTTAAATTTAAATATGCGGAACAATCAGGTGTATTTCATATAGACGGCAATCTTAAAAACAATAACTGGGCGAACTTAAAAACTGTCTGCTTAAACTGTCAGCACGATGTAATCAAGAGTCGCTTGGGTTGGCGGCAGGGCCCGCTAGTACCAGATTTCTAACACTGGTGTATAGTTCATCAATACTGCCATCATTGTTTAATTCAACATCAAACTCAGTTCCTGCCCAGGCTGTTTCGCTGGCATGGATCTTGTAGTTTTCCAGGACAGCTTTGTTGCTGGCCCAGCTTAGGTTGCGTGTGGGACCGCGGTTGACCACCACTGCTGCTTTGAACCATTCGGGATCAGGACCGCGACGAGTGCGCACAATAATACCACCAGCGTCACGAATACTACTGATCTCATTGGGGAAGCGACAGTCGCTGATAACAATATTGTCTGTGGTGTTGCGTAGTTTGTTTTCCAGGCTTGTTATCCAGATATTGTCGTGAAAACCACGTCTGCACACTTCAGTTCCCCACTGCTGTAGGATATATCTGGGGGTTAGATCGGGGATGCCCAGCTTATTGGCCCACCAGGAATCCACTTGTTCACGCCACTCACGGGCCTGCTTGGTGCGACCTTCTAATAAGGTACGGTCCCAGCCAAATACTGCGGCCACTGCGTCTTTGAGGGTTCCTGCGAAGCTTTCACGACGAAATTCGTGAAAGTTAACGAGATAGTCGGCTACTGTGTCCTTTCCAGAACCAATCAATCCGCAAATTCCGATAATCATTGAAATACTCCTGTTGCCGTATTATTACATACAGCTAACCCAGTGTCAAGTTTTAGATTAACCAGTTACCCAGGTCAGGGGAGTTGATCCATCTACGTAGGTCTTGAGATCTTCTTCCAGTTTTTCCATCTCAGATTGTGCTTCTGACTTTAAGGCGTCGCCGTTTAGACTGGTTCCACCCTGTGGGCCCACAATGCTCTGGAATTTACTGCGAGCTTCACCCAGGATACGCTTGGCAAAAC